CAATCTGGTGAAAACTTTTATGATTAAGCTTCAAGATGTTTTGTTCGAGGATTTTCTGGTACTCTTTAGAGTGTGACGACTGGTTCATCATCACACCNTCTTTCCAAATCTCAAAGATNTTTGGTTTGATGCCACGTACAACTTTGAAATCTTGCCCCAGTACGTTGAACTCAACTTCAACTTTACAGTCCTTATTATTGATGGAGTTCACCAACTGGGGCTTGGAAATATTTCTGTGTGCCTTTCCAAACAAGGCAAAAGATAACGCATCCAAGATAGTGGACTTGCCTGCACCGTTCTGACCAACAACAAGTGTTGATTTATGGGAAGTGAAATCTACCTCAGACCAGTTATTGCCTGTACTTAGAAAGTTTTTCCACTTAAGGGATTTAAACGTAATCAAGTCTTTACACCTATTAGATCAACTTCTGCATCCGTTTCGATCCATAGCTTTGCTCCACATGGACGTGGCTTCTCAGGTCTGTATACCATACGTGATGGACCTTTGATATCCACTTCCATACAGTATACGACCTTGCCCTTTTCCTCTACACGACATACAGGTTCAGAACGACCATGCTTATTATTTTGTTGAATAATATTTCGATTGATGTGAATAATCTTCGTCATTAGACAATCTCTAGTGTTTGTGCCTCTATCATCAGCTCAGACATTTGTTTTTTGATTCGGTCTTTGTCCAAATCTGTGTCTACAGCATCAATGTAAGTATACAACAAATCGGAAGTATCTTCAACAGAAATGTTACCGTCATCGACATTTTTTCCAATGAACTCTTCGAAGTTCTCAGCTATCTTTAACTCAAGGATGTTACGATTCTGAATACGATCCACGAAACGATCAAAGGTAAATAAGTCTGATTTATTGAGAACGACAATCTTTACAAACTTACCGTCCACCACATCAAGGTTATAAGCCATATAATCGTGTTTACTGTCATCATAGTAAATGCGATGAAACAAGGTATGAGGATTTCGGATCGCTTGAAGTTCTCTAGTTTCTGTGTCCAATACATGGAAGTATTTGTTGTCGTGCGCATCATTCCAAAAAAACTCCATTTGTGACCCAAGGTATTCGATGTTATGCTTGTTGGATTTAGTGTGGAAGTGTCCTGATAAGACCTTCTCAAATCGACTAAACACGTCTTTGTCTAATCCATGTTCACACTTAATGCCACGCATCATGTCGTAGCCTGTGATTTCAAAGTGTCCACCAATCCAATCGCATTTGGCAGTGGCTAAGAACTCCATGGATTGTTTTTCATTTTCATCATCAATCCAAGGGACTAACCCCATCTTCAAAGAACCATACTCCATAACAGTTGGTTCATGAATGATGTTGATCTCATTCATATAGTACCCCAACAACTCTTTAAGTGAGTTTAGTTCTCCTGTATTCTTGTAGAAGGTATCGTGGTTTCCTCGTATGATATCCATTGTAATACCATGCTCTCTAAGTGGCTTGAGGAAGTGTTTACGATTTTCGTTAAGTGCTCTAAAGTTGATGTATTTTCTATTATCGTAATAATCGCCCAGATGAATAATATGCTTAATATTATTCTCCACAAGATACGGAAAAAAGGTATTATTATAGAACGTATCAGCATTGGCAATAAATATATCGCTGCTATTACGTATGCCACAGTGAGTATCATTTAGTATCGCTATCTTCATAAAAAATCACTTAAATCAGAATCAAAAGTTACGGTAGACTTCTTGAGTCGTTTTTGCTTTTTCTTTTCTTCTTCAGCAAAAACTTTAAACTCATCGTCTTTCTCTTTAACTTTATCGATACGATCTTTAAGTTGATCTACAAATGCTTGTACAACGGTGTTCGACATATCCTCACCATCAGAGATAATATATTCTTCAATGCCTGATGACGCAAGATATCTAATCTTTACATCTTGTTGTTTCTTTTCTTTTGCTATCCGTCTGAGAAATGCATACCAACTAATCTGTGTAAAGTATGCAAATGCGTTTGGGTTTCCTGAGCGAGTTGCTGCTTCAATGTTATAGTTCTCTATAGCCTTAAGGCAGTTCTCTACAGCGTCCATAACCATCTCTTCACGATATGTGTATCGAATAAAGTTGGATTTATGGGATAATCCTTCAGCAATCTTAAGAAAGCATTCTGCTATGTAATCAGGTACAACAGGTAAGATTTCTTTGGCGGTTTTCGCTTCACTTAAAACCTTACAATAATCAACGACTGCCTGAGAAAACTCTTTGTTGTTTACATAATGAATACTTTTTCTTTTGGTCTTTGCCATAATATAAATCCCTTAATGTTATGATTGTATCACAAATATTTTTTACTGTCAACTATAAAAAAAGACTTGACAAATCGTTATATTAGTATATAATTAAATAGAGGTTTTTGAGGTGGGTGAGTATACTAGTGTAATCTAGGTTTTGGAAAGCGAATCAGATTGTCACTTGAATCATCAAACTCACCTGAAAGTTCTTTCATTCGTTTGACCATACTTTCTAGCTTTTCTTCTACCTCTTTCTCACTCATCTCAGAAGCTTTCACGGCTTCTTTGTAATGTTGAATAAGACTTAAGTCAGGATTACCTTCAGAACAAACATGACTTGTATTTATTGTGATGAACATCTCTGGACCCTCCTGTAGTGCCATATAGGGTCTGAAAGAATGATATCGAATACCTTCATTATCTAATGCAGTATGTATTTTAAAACATCGTCTGACAACCATATCAGGATTATCATCTGAAGCCCATTCTACGACTTCACAAATGACTTCTTCGCCACTTATGAGTTTAAATTGTTTTACATCATACATCAATATCCACCTTTATTATCTTATATTTAAACTCTTCTTTTTCGTAAATCTTCACTCTTTCTGCTGAGTGTAATAGTGTATAGTTTCGTCTGGTTTTCCAGTGCAAATCATCTGCAATATCATAGAGGGTTGTTGTGCTTCTATCATCTGATTGTCTAAGTCCACGTCCGATTGATTGAAGCACTTTGATTTGTGATTTACTAGGACTAGCGAATATGATATTGTGAAGATTCCTGATATTAATCCCAGTACTAAAAGTACCAAGGGAAGCAACGATAATGGCATCTTTTTGTTTCTCTACTATTTTACGGATTGCTTCTCTATCTGAGGTAGCAACATCACCCGATACAAAAAATACTTTACGACCTTCTTTAACCTTATTTAGTAGGGCTTCGTGGAGAGGTTTTCCATGAGCGTCCACACGATTATATAAGATGAGAGTATTTCCTTTAGCATCCAAAGCGAGATTACAAATGAGCCGATTACGAGTAGAGTTTCCAATGATGAAGTCAATCTCTTCCTGATATGTTTTCTTTCCAAAGTTTTCTCTCACTTCTTTTGAATAGTTTAATAAAAGAACCTTAATATCCAAAGGCGCAAGCGTACCATCGTCTTGAAGTTCCTTTGTCTTTGTGACATGATAGACAGGACCAAATAAACCTTCTAGAACTAGTTTATGGGTTTGGGTGCCATCTAGGGTTCCTGTCAAACCAAATCTGTATTTGGCTTCTGTTGCTTTGTTCATAATGGATGATAGAGATTTAGATTTAAATCCATGACATTCGTCACCGATTATCATACCAAACTGTTCAAACCATTTCTTAGGATATTTATAGATACTTTGCCAAGTTGATATGACAATNGCTTTGTCGGTGTTCTTACTCTTGCCTGAATAAATCTTGTGCATCCCCTCAGGGTTTTGACCGTAGTCTTCGAAGTCTTGATGCATTTGCTCTACAAGAGATGTAGTGGGTACAATGACTAGAACTCTACCGCCCTTAGGATAGTTAAATCCATCTGATAAATAGTTTAGCCAATACTTTGCAAGTAAGTATGCAATATAGGACTTACCAGACCCTGTAGGAGATAAAAGAATTGCTCGATTTCGTTTTAGGGCTGTTTCAATCGCATCGTATTGATATGATCGAGGTTGAAATGGAAGCTTTGCGTCAGCTAGTAAATCAGACATATATTGAAGAGGTTGTTGAGCAGGAACAGGAAAACCGTATTGATCCGACTCTTCGGTGTCAACAGTATATCCTCTCTCAGATGCAAACTTTAACAAATAAACATATAGCCCAGCGTTTAGCTCTCCAGTCATGCGATTGAAGAGTTTGATCTTACCGTCCCATATCTTATTTTTATAGGCAGGCATAAACTTATAGCCAGGAACATAAAAGCTAAAATAGTCTGATAGTTCGTATGCAAGACCGTTCTCACAATCCACATACATCATACTATAGTCTTTTAGCTTTACTGTGATATCAGCCGCCACTCTCAAATACTTTCCATTTAATAATATTACCAATAGTCTGATGTCGCCACTTAAGCGCATCAACGATATCTGTAAGTGTATTTATAAGCGTTTTTAGGTACTCTATTTTCAACTCTGACTCTTGGATTTCGATATCAGAGTCATAGTAGTAGTCCATGTCACCTTTTAACACTTTAAGTCCCTCAAGGGGATCATACTGCCAGCCACGTGCCTCTATTTCCTCTTGATCCATTTTGCCATTATAATATAACCACTTGGCTTTTAGCAGGGTTTTTTGGTCCATCTCTGCTTTTTTCAGACGCAACTTAGCATTCGACAAAGCAGCGAGATACTTTGCATGTAGTGTGGGTGTGATACGTGATGTTTCCGCTAGATCGTTTCTAGGAATCTGACAATCAGTTTCCCATGCCTCAAGCACTTCTTCTAATGTTTTCATAATATACTCCGATAGAGTTATCTCAGTTCAAAATAAGAAAATCTAAATGTTGCAGGAAATGTAATGAAGGATAAGTCGCCTGACGTTGACTCAAGTTGCATGTCACCAAGGCTCACAGGCATACTATCTATATATCTAATCTGTCTGACCTTATTATTATGGCTGCTCAGAATAGACAATGTGATATCTGCGTATGTAGGTGGCTTCGAAGATGTTCTATTGATTGCTGTTGTATCTTCTTGCTCAATAGTTCTTTGCAACCAGTTGTACATTTCTGTATATGCGTTTAGATTTTCGTCCACTATAATCATAGCGGTTAATTCACTAAATGTCAACTTATCTCCAGTGAACGGCACAGATGAGATACGCTTGTAAGGCATCTCAACAGGGTTCGATGACAGAGATGGATGCAACACTGTTTGACAGAAAAACTCTAGGTTCTGAAAATGCTTATGGTCAATAGTAAGCTTAAAGGCATTTGGCTGTAGATAGTTGAGGTTATTTAACCCTGATGATGATGAGTTAACATCTACTTCTACACTTGGATTTAATACAGGCATTTGAGTTTCCACTAAGTTTTAACTACTTTTATTTATATGTGTAAAATTTAAACTTTTTCTATTGACATTTGTTTTCGAATCAAGTACATTCATAATGTAACAAGTGAGGAGATAATAATGTCTTTAGCAGTTGACAACACAATGGATATAATCCAATATTGGCATGCTCAACAAGAAGAACTAGGTTACGAGACCGTGTGGAGTATTTGGGAATGCGACAATGTTGACCAAGAAATCTTCCGTAATAAAAGTCATCGTGTCTATTATCGTTTTATTCGTGGTGACGCTACCTGTGCAGAGATCATCAATGATCTTGCTTGGGTAGAAGTGAGTGCTTTCACCGCTGGTGGTACTGTTCGTGATTTTTGGGCCGCAGCAGAATCTTGTTTCCAACAAGCCAAGAAACAAGGTGATTGGCACAAATACATTGAAGATATTGATCTAACAGAAAATGGCTTTGAACTAACAATGGGGTCTTAAATAGCCAATAAAAAAGGGAGCCAAACGGCTCCCTTAAGTTTTTCCGATACTCTTGATCTTATGTCAAGATGTTGTCTACACGGAAGATTCTGTAGTACTGGTTTGTACGGTTTGAAGCAAGACCATCTGCAGGTGAAGAACCTACGAATGGGTTTGACGCCATGCCATAACGAGTTTTGAACCCGATACGTGGCTGGAAGTCGTTCTCGCCAACTGCACGAACCATTGTTAGTGGTACGTATGGGCAGTAGAATACACCTGCGTCATATGGGTTAGTACCCTTATAACCTACGTTGATGTAATCTGTTTCTGCATATGGATCGATGTACACACGGATACGACCATTTAGAACACCTGCGAATGTGTTACCTGTGTCATCAACATTCAAGTTTGTTGACAATGCAGGTGAGTAATCCAACATGCCTGATGCT